GGTCGGTCGCGCGGAACTCATGCGATACGATCTTCGACGGTCTGTTGCTGCGCCGGCTCGCGCCACCCAAACGGCTGATAGACCTTCGTCCATCCGTTCGCGTCGAAGTACGCGCGAACGCCGTTGTAAAGGTTCTCGAGCGCGAGAATGTCAGCCACTGGAGCGCGCCCCCGCCGCTAAGACTTCCTGAAACGCCTTGCCCACCGCTTCGAGACACTCGCCCGCCATGCGGTCGCTAAGGCCCTTCGACGGGATGATCTCTCGCACCGTTCCGCCGCGCGCCCACCCGATCGAATGCCGCGCGTCCTCGCCAGTGATCGTCACGATCACAAGCGACCCGATCGTCTGCGCCTGCAACGTCTTGTCGCCGTGCACGAGCGGTCGTCCGCCGTCGGCCTTGCGCAGCATCCACGGGACGCCGTACGGGTCAGTACCAGCCGCGACAGTGCGCTTGATCTCCGCGTTGATCACGTCGGCAACGCGCGGAGCCGCAACTTCGTCGAGCTTGCCCAGCGCGCGCACAGCTTGAATAAGCTTGTTGAGCTCGTCGTGATTCGACGTTGCCATCACTGGAACGTGCCCCCACCGTTCGAGTCTTCTTCGCGCGCCCGTTGCCGCTGCTTCGTGGTCCACACATACGGCCCCGCTTCGCTGTAGACGCGCGGAACCTGCGTAACGATCCCGCTCTGCTTCGTGTCTTGTCGAAGCGGCAGATCGAGCCAACCGTTCTCAGAGTCGGCGGCCTCCTTCAGATCGGCTTGTACTTGGTTGTATTGATCCTGATAGGTCCGCGCCTCCTCATCGGTCGGCGAGTAACCGCGTCGAAGCCAAACGCTCATCGTTACGAGCCGCGCAAGCCACGACAGCAACACGAGCGAATAGGGTTCTTTAAATGGCGCGTCGTAACGCTTGCGCAAGCGCGTGTCGATGAACGCCGATTGAAGATCGAGCTGTCCCGAGATGAACCCCGGATTCTGCAGCTCGACGCGATCGACGAACTCAGGAGGTATCAGCGAATACAGCTTGAACTCTTCTAACGTTAGATACGCCATAACCCTGACACCTCCTTCCCTCGATCAAGTCGCTTGAACGCGAAACAAGCCGTACGGATGCAGCGGCAAAAGCCCGTTGCGGCCCTTGCATGTCCACTGGAGTTTGTCGGCGCGTTCGAGCTCCGCGTCCGTCATGCCGGAGTTGTAGCGAACCGCGAACGGTTGACGGTTCGAGTAGATGAACGCGCCCTCCTCGCCGACGAACTCCGTCGCGAGATAGTAAGACGTGTCCGATCCGCCCGTGAACGACGAACTCAACTCGTCGGCGGCGAGCGGCTGTCCGATCCCCCACGAAGCCGCAAGCGGCTTGTTGTCAGCGGTACCGCCGCCGCTCACAGCTGCGCCCGGTAGGAACGCGCCCATCACCAGCTGGACCGCGCGCCCATACTGCGAAGGCGGAACGATCAAGGCTTTCACGCGGAGCTTGCGCGGGTATCCGGTCGGCGTTTTCAGCTGCTTGATCGCTGCGATTGCTTTCGTCAGGTTCAGCGCCGCAGTGTCGAGAGTGAGCGTCCCGGCAGCGTTCCAGATCGGCAAAGGTCCGGGATTCGTCGCCGTCACTGCGCCGGTGAAGTCGTTCGAATAGACGCCGTCTACGTTATCGACGCCGTTCGTGAAGTGCCCAGCGTTGAAATACGAAAGGCCATCATACGTAAGCGGGTTTGCGAGAATCGCATTCGCCAGCATCTGTTGCGGGTGATGCGCTGTCAGCTGTCCGATCTCGCCGATCCACTTCGTCGCCGATTGAACGCCGTTCCCGTCGAGATCGGAAAGCTCCGCCTCGGTCAGCTCCAAGCCTGACTGTGTGTATTCGTTCTCGACCGCCGTGTTCAGATAGCGGATCTCATCAAACGTCTTGAATCCGCCCTTGAACCCGCGATGAAGCTTCGCCGTCTCGAGCGAGAAATACACGATCTCTTTTAGAGATCGGCTCGTGCTCTCATACGTGCAAACACGCCACCAAGCTTCTTCGTTTAGCGACGAATACTTCTGGTCGAACAACACGCGCATGTTCGACTCGAGAGAGCCGAGGAACGCCGGATCAATGATCATATCGCTTACCTATATCCTTTGATCTAACTGTTAGGCCGATGCCCCACCTGTCAGGGTAGTGGCTCCTCATCCGCCGCCACTGGAGCGGCGATGATGCGCGGCACAATGAGCACTTGCGCCGTGTTCGCTTCGACCACGTAGCCAGCAGGACAACCCGCCGCGCCCGTAACGGTTGACCCGTTGAGGTAGTTCGCGACCGTGAACGCGCGAACGATCGCGGTCCCGGTGTCGTTCGTAAACCAGTACCCTTGCACCTCGCCGAACAGTCGAACGCTGATCTTCTTGATCCCGTCGCCGGTGAACCCTTCGGCAAAGTGTCCGACCGCGATCGTCGTAAGCGACGGTGTGATCGTGACGAAGCCGGTTGCAGGATCGCCGAACGCAACGTTCCCTTGAACCGCCACGTCGGCAGCCTTCAGGATGAACCCGTACTTGCTGATCGGAACGTGATTGATAAATCGAGCCATTGATCTGACCTAACTTTCCCTGTCGTGTTAGTTCGAGCGCGCTACGTCGCGCGCGCTACTTGCTCGACTCCACCGCCGAAGGCAGCTGGTAATCTTCTGGAACGCCGACGAACGTCGTGTTCCCGATCCGCTTGTTGACGAGCTTCGGCGCAGGAGCGAGCCCCATGCGCGCGTCGAGCTTCGCTTGCGCAGCCGCCGACAGCCGCGGTCCGGCTTCGACGCCTTGCGTCTTGCCTTGCGTCGGCTTGATTGACTGTGTGCTCGGCTTGATCGGAAGCTTCGGCGGCTTCGCGACCGGGATAGCCGCGGCGATCGCCTTCGCCTCCTCGAGCGGCAACGCGCGAAGCCGCTCGACTAGCGTCGCCGGCAAGTCAGCTCGCGACGCATAGAACGCATCAGCGTCGCCGTTCTCGAGCTTCGCCTTGAGCGTCTTGTTCTCCGCCGCGAGCTCCGCGATCGACTTCGTGACCGCCGCGAACTGCCGCTTCGAGATCGCCGCCGGCTTGTCGCCGTCCTTGTCTTTGTCCTTGTCGTCGTCGGTCGGTTCCGGTTTGTCGTCGGCGCCGCTCGGTTCGTCGGTCGGTTCGGGCGCGTCGTCGGCGCCCGCTGGCTCAGTTGTGTCGCCGTCCATCGCCGCGAGCGCCTTCCGCGCTTCCGCCGCGACTTCGTTGTCGTCGGACTTCGCCGCTTCTTCGAGCGCCGCGCGCGCTCGTTGCAATGCTGACATGTTGAGTTCTCCTGTTGCGATCTTCGCGAGCAACTCGTCGAACGACGCGCGCTCGTCCGCGAGCGACGCGGCAACAGCCGCTCGACCCGCAAACACTTTCCCGTTCATCCCGGCGACCGCTTCGACGCTCAGCCGACGACGCGCGGCGACGTGCTCGAAGAACACGGACCCGAGCTCGTCGACGAGCGCTTGTTGCTCGCGCATCTCGTCGTCAGTGATCGGCGCATCTTCGTTCCCGTCGAGCTTGCGCGCGCCCGTCGCAACGAATGCCACGTTCACACCGCGCGCGGCGTTCTGCGCTGAAAAGTCGACGCGACGCGACAGAACGCCGATCGAGCCGACGATCGCCGTGGACCCGACGAAGATACGAGCCGCGACGCATGCGAGCGCATAGGCAGCGCTGCAGCACTGCGCGCCAACGTACGCGTAAACCGGCTTGCCTGCGCTCTGGCAGATCGACGCGATGCTGTTCGCCGCGTCGATCATTCCCTGCGCATCGCCGCCCGGCGAATCCATGCGGAGCACGATCGTCGTCGTTTCCTGTCGAGCGGCGGCGATTGCTACGCGTTCGACGATCGACTCGTACGAGTCGCACCACATCTCCGCGCGCGTCGTCAGCGGTCCGCATATGTCGACGATCTCGACACTGCCGACGAGCGCGTTCCGTCGATCCGTCGGCGGCGGCAGAAAGAACTCGAAAAAGGCTTGCGGGCGGATCGCGAGCTCTCCGACACGCTCGAACCTCTGCAACGGCTGCAGCTTCGCCGCTTGATCTTCTGGCTTCATTCCGCCGCCTGTTCTGTGTTAGTGGGCGCGCTCGGTTCGGTAGGTGGAGCGTCGGTGCTAGTCGGGACGAACCCGGCCCCCACCGAACCGAGCATTTCAGCCGCGGTCGCGTCGTCGACTAGGAACGAACGCTTGATGATCCCGATCGCCGCGTCGCGCGGAATCTTGCCATCGGCGACCGATTGCACGACGAGCACAAGCGACGCGATCTGCGCGCCATTCAGTGCCGTGTCCTGCGCGTCTTTCTGTGACGCTACGAGATCGACCGCCGCGTCGCTTGCGCCTTCCACCGGCGTTCCATCGCCTGCGCCGCTCGTCGAGTTGTCGTTCGACGCGCTATCGTTCGCGCCGTCCCCGTCGCCATCGCCAAGGATCGGAACGCCGAAGTCGACGCACAGTTGCGCGACGTCAACGCGCTTACCGTGCGGCGCCAGTGCTTCGGTAAGCCCCTTGATCGCAGTCGACGCCGTAACCTGCGACGTCGCTTCCGAGTTGAGATCTTTCGGCGGCGTCGTATCCCATTCCATCACGACGACGCGCGACTCGAGCGCTTGTTCGCCGTACACGTTGAACACGTACGCCGGCAGAATCTGTGTGTTGACCGTGTATGCGAGATCGTCGCCGGTCGCCTGGATCAAGTCGCTTCTGATCGACTTGTACAGATCGGCCGATACGAAACCGCTCTTGCCCTCGGTCGTGACCGTCTGACCGGCAACGCAGATCTGAAACTCGCGATCCTGATCCTCTATGGTCTTAGAATACGATTGCCATCCAATCCCATTACTCTCCAACAGGCGGACCACGTATCCCGGTTTCGTGGAAAAGACCGTATTGATCCCCCACGCCGCGACCTGCTGGAACCATCCCTGCTGTTGATCTTCGGTCGCCGCTTGTGGTGCTTCGGCGACACGCGCTGCGTTCGCAAGCTTCTGTTCCCAGTTGTCGCGCAGTAGCGACGCCGTTTCTTTGCGAATGAACGCGCGCGCGATCGCTCTCCAGAAACCGTTTTGCCAAGGCGCGACGCGACCGCCGGGACAGTGCAACACC